TTAAAAGCACAGCCAATACTGACGGGTTTACTCATAACCCAAGTTCATTTGAGTACAACTTATATAATGGTAGTGCTGTAAACTCGCTTAACGGTGCTATAAATAACCTGAGAAGTAAGAGAAGTTCGTGTAATTTTTATGACGAATCTGGATTTGCGCCTGACGAGTTGTTTACTGCATCCGAGCCATTTTGTACTCAGAATAGTGACTTTAGATTAGGTGGGGACACTGATGTTACACTATTTCCTAGACAGTTTCCTAACCAATTAATTTATGCTTCTTCTGCATCATCAATAGATACATACTTTTTTAAAAAATATAGTGAATTTAGTAAAAAAATGTTTCTAGGTGACAGCAGATATTTTGTAGCAGATATAAATTCAGATGTCGTAATTAATGCTACGTATAATGGAAAGTTATATCCTGTTCCTCTCCTTACCCAAGAAGTAATTGACCAAAAAATGCGTGAAAACAAAGAAAAAGCAATGAGGGAGTACAAAAACGTCTTTACAACGGAGGGCGGTAACGATCAAATTGTTAAACGTGCTAATATAATTAGGAATTCTGAATTAAGGGTTCCTTTATTAGATAATAGCGGTAATAACAAATTTGGAATTGCATATGATCCAGCTCGTAGCTATGATAATTCTGTAGCACTTGTTGGTGAGTACTATTTAGATGATTTAGTTGGATATAAAATGAGACTTGTAAACGCAGTTAGTTTTGTTGATGTTGCAAAAAAAAAGAAAACACCAATGCGAACACCTGAACAAGTTGAATTAATTAAGCAAATGATTCTTGATTATAATGGTAAAAATTCTGCGGATTATGAAAATATTGAGGTATTGGAAATTGATGCTGGGGCAGGTGGTGGCGGTGTAAATATAGCCGATTATTTCATGGAAGAGTGGAAAGATAAAAAAGGAAATACACATAAAGGAATAATTGATAAAATAGAATCGTCTGATTATATTCCAAAATTTCCAAATGCAGTTGATAAAATTAAATTACTTTCTCCTCAAAAATATAAAAAGCATTTGTTTGAAGCATTGATTGAAATGATGAATTTAGATTTAATATCATTTCCAGAAACGTATGATGGCAAAGGATACTTAACCGTAGATGATTCTGATGGGTCAGAAATTAAATCCAAAATATATAAGTTATCGTTTGAAGAAGAGATGGCATTAATACAAATAGATTTAGCAAAAGAGGAACTAGTAAATATATACAGGTTTGAAAGTTCTAATGGTAATTGTAGGTATGATTTACCGCCAGATAAACAAAATAAAATGAATGATGATAGGGCATATGCGTGTGCAATGTTGGCTTGGCATTTGTCTGAATTAAGAAGAAAACATGTAACTGGTAAAAAAACTCAATCAACTAGTATTGAAGGACTCTCCTGTGTATCCTCAGTATCATTCTAACCAAACATAAAACACAAAATCAAATCATAGAATCGAGGTGAAACCAAAAACAATGACAAAAAAAACAACTCCTTCCCAATCCTTTCCTTCCCAAACCCCTCTAAACCCAACAGACGAAATAGAAGTAATCCTATCCCAACCAGACTCCGACACAACAATAATCACAACCTCATCTCAATCATCCTCCACTCTCTCCTCCCTAATAGAAAAGGCAACCTATGATTTTCAAAATAAAGACCACATATATTCTCGTCTCCTCTCAACCTTAGATTCTGGTAATCAAATTCTATCACAAAAAGATTTAGATTATTTAGCATTAAATCCACAAGACAACCTTGAAAAAATACTTAGAATTAATCAACTTGCAAAATTTTACATAAACAAAGATGATTTAATTGGTAAAGTATACGAAACAATTGAAAGTAATGTAAATACTGATATTAAAATTAATTTCCAAGAATTACCTAAAGCAAAAAGAAATAAGAATAAAGAGCGTCATCGTGCAGAAGAATTAATTGAAAGTTTTAATACTCAAATTAATATTAAAAATCTATTGAGAAAATCAATTCCTATGACATATATTGAAGGAAACTATATCATGTACCTAAGAAATAATAATGGAACATATGTTGTTGATTATTTTCCATTGGGTGTAGCTGAGATATCACCATATGAAATTGATGGTGAACCTATAGTCATAATTAACATGAGTGAATTAAAATCACGTTTAGTTTCAGCAGGATATACAAATAGAAAAGGTAAAAGTTTGTTTATGGGAACAGTAGAAGATGAGATAAAAGCAAATTATCCAGATGAAGTTTATCAAGCTTATATAGCAAAAGAAAAATATGCTAAGTTGAATCCTGAGAATACAGGTGTACTTCGCTTGGGGAATCTAAACTCAAGATATGGACTTTCCCCGGTATTCCGCAGTCTCAGCCCACAATTGATGCTTGATGTACTTGCAAATACAGATAAAAGCAATGCGGCAGCAAAAGGAAAGAAAATAATTGTACAAATCATGAGAAAAGAAATGATAAAAGATGATGGAGATTCCTTTGCGTCTGATAAATGGATGCTTGCTCATAGTGAACTTATGAAGGCGTGGAAAAATCCAGTTGTTGTATATACTGCATTACCTTTCGTTGAGGATATGAAGTATGTAGAAAGCAAAACAGAACAAATTCAAGTTGATACTATTAATTATTATAAGAATAAAGTGTTAATGGCTTTGGGAATCAGTTTTCTTTCAGTGGAAAATAAAACATCTTATGTAATATCTGAAATTAATATCAAAGAGTTAATGAAGACGATTAATAAAATATCAGAGGGTATTTCGGATACTTTAATTAAGTTTTACAGGGTTTTATTGAGAGATAGTGGTATTGACCCTATTTTTACTCCTACTGTATCAATTTTAGGTTCAGAACTTCTTGAAATGGAAGTAAAATTATCATTGGCAGATAATCTCTTTAGTAAATTAGGATTATCATATAAGTCAACTCTAGAGTTGCTTGGCTATGACATTGAATCCGAACTGTTGCGTAGACAAGAAGAAAATGCATATGAATTTATTGACCCAGAAACAGGTGAGACAAAATTTGGTGTCCATTCTGTGATGTCACCAAGACTTTCTGCATTTACGGTTTCTGGTAAAGATTTAACAGATGATAAAGATAAGTTTGAAAAAGAAAAACCGAACAAAAATGTTGATAAAAAAAAGGCAGACTCAAAAAGATACGAAAGCAATTTAAGTGATATTTAAAATTTAATATTTTGGAGAGTGATATTTTGAATAACTTGTTTTATTGCTATTCAAAACCATTAAAAAACATGCTTATCGAAAGTGGTTGTAATTGTATTGCAGATTCTATTCATAGTAGGACAAAAAAGACATTTTGGATTTTCAATGGTACAGAAAAATTAAACGATATATTAACTATTTGGAGAAGTAGAAGAGGTAGGAATTAACCTATCTCTTTTGTTTTGAAGAAATATTATGGAGGAGATAAAATTATGAGAATAATAATCCCTTGGACAAAAGAAGATTTAGATTTATTAAAAGAGTGTGAAGGAAAAAACATTGAGGAAATAATTTTATTGTTTCCAAATAGAAAAAGAAAAAGAATAATTATGAAATGTAGAGATCTTAATATTAAAATTATTTTCAGTCCTAAAGGAACTAAATGGAGCGAAGATGAGACTAATTTATTATTAAAAGTTTATAAAGATAAAAGTGCATTTGAGATTTCTAAGATAATAACAACAAAAACTACAACGTCTATTAGAAATAGATGTTGTAAACTAAATTTACAAATTAATAAGTTGGAATATCATTATGATAATAAAGATTTTATAACATGTAAATTGTGTGGCATAGAAAAAGAATATACAGGAGATAATTTTCCAAAAAATTCATTAATTTGTAAAGAGTGTAGTAATAAGTTAAATAACATAGAAAAATATAAAAGAAAACACAATATTATATTGGATTTCAATAAGATGTATAATACATATTCAATAATTGAATGGTATGAGATATTCAGGACTAATAAGATAAAATGTATTCCAAAAGAGATATTCACAAACGAAAACATATTGATTATTATCAAATATGTACTTACAGAGATATTAAATAAAAAGTCTAGAAAAGAAATACTAGAGGTCTCTAGGAAAGAGTTGTACAAATATAGACTAGCAGGAATGCTAACAAAGATTGATTCAAATTATGTTAATATTCTTAATCAAATATTCCCTGAATTTAATTATAAGATTTGGGAAATGAATGGAGTTATAGGTCATTTTTGGGAAGATATAAATAATGTTGATGATTATATGAGGTGGTTTGTAGAAAATGAAGTAAAAATAGTTGATGCTAAAAATGAAGTATCTAGAATTTTTACTGTAAGTAGTTTAAGAAGCATAAATAATCATATATTAAATTATTTACTATTGTCAATGAAGTGGTATAGTAGTTATTATGAGTGGTTAAACAAATTGTATCCAGAATGGGAGTTAACTACTGACCACTTTAAACAGAATATAGCAAAAGATGGGGAAACGCTAGATTCTATGGAAGAATTAAAGGTATATGAATTTATCAAATGTGATTTACTATTTGATATAAAAACAACCAATAATACTAGTTCTAAAGATAAGTTTTATAATTTGGATGAAAAGGAAAATTATGTTCCAGACTTTATTTCGAAATTTATAAATCCAGAAATAAAATTGATTATAGAGTATTTTGGATTTTGGAAAGACAATCCAGATAATCATATATTCATAGAGTATCATGATAAGACATTAAGGAAAATAAAATTCTTTAATTCTTTAGATGACTATAAGTTCATAGGACTATTTCCATCAGATTTAAAAAATAACTTCCAAGGTGTGAGAGAAAAACTTACATCTTTTTTGTTGGAAAATAACATTCCTATTCCATCTCCATTAAAGGAGGTGGTCTAGTGAAAACATCTCAAGAAATACAAGCAAAAATCTATGAATTACAAACAACACAAATCAAAAAAAATAAAAAATATATTCAATTTCAGATAGAAATATTAAATTGGGTATTACAATCATCAACTGAAATCTCTGTTTCTACAGAAGAATTACAAAAAGATGGTATAAACATTGAATTTGGTTGATTAAAAATAAATTTAATGAGGGATATGTTTTATGAGAATTTGGGATGAAATTAAAATTAAATTGATTAACATTGGTATTTTAAAAAACAATATAGATATAGATCAAAACACTCCGTTTGAAGAAGCAATTAATAAAAAAAGTAATGATCCGTTAGTTCCAAAAAAGAGAACATGGAACAATAAACAAAAATATCTAGAACATAAACAACTTAAAACAATAAAAGTAACTACATTTTTCAGATGGTATAATTTTTGGATTGGCCTTTATATAAATAAAGAAAAAAATGCCTTATATTTCTGCCCACTACCAATGATAGGTTTGAAGATTGATATAAAAACTAAAGAAGAAAGAATTGCTGAATCAAAACGAAAGACTATGGATAACTTTTTAAAAAATAAAAATACATCGAAGCGATTTACTTAAAGATTTTATATCTGATTAATTTATTAAAGTAAATCATTTGAAGGGAGGTGAAATATGAAAAACGAAACAATTGTTCTTTCAAATAAAATGATTGAACTATCATCTTTCCGCAATTATAAAGAAGCGACATTCCTCATTTCTGTAATTGGAGAACCTAATTTAAATGGTGTAATAATCGAAAAAGATACAGCAGATTTGTATGCACAAACTCTTAAAGATATGCCTTGTGTAGCCTATTTGAATTCTCAAAAGTCTGATTTAGGTGGTCATGAATTGAGAGTTACAAAAAATAAAGATGGGACTAAAGAATATTCTTTTGCGACCAGTGCTATCGGTACATATTTTGATGTTTTTATTGAAGAACGAGAAGTTGATGGTTTTGAAGATAAAAAAGATGTAATTTTAGCTAAGGTAAAATTATGGTCTTCAAGATTTCCTAAATATATGGAAGTAGTTGAAAAACTATTTAACAAGGGAAAACTTGCAAGTTCTTGGGAAATAGATGTTATCAAATCTGAACAAACAGATAGCGGAAAAGTTCTTAAAGAATGGGAATTTATGGGCAACTGCCTTTTGAGCAACAGTATTCAAGGAGCTGTTCCCCAAGCAGGAATGTTAGAAATTGCTTCTGTATCAGATGATGAACTAGAATTGGCAGAAGCACTAACACAAGATATTTTAAATAACGAACAAGAAGAAATAGAACAACAAAATCAAGATATTCCATTGGTTGATACTTCATCTAATGAAGTTGATATAAATATAGAACAAATAAACGAACAAGGAGGAAAAGAAGAAATGTCTGAAATTATTAAAGACAAAACCAAGGAAATTGCAAGTGTTAGTATTAATGATCTATATTCCAAAGTGCAATCTGCTGTAAATTCGACTAATAAGGATTCTTACATTTATATAGCACGTATTTATCCTTACGAATTCAGAGCATTGGGGTACACATGGTATCGTGATTCTGAAGATGATTATATGGAATATAATTACAGTGTTTCGTCTGATGATACTGTAAGTATATTAAGTCAAAAAGAAAAAAAGATGACTTTTGTTGATACTACAGAAATCGAAACTATGGTTGCAGAAAAAGATGCCAAAGACGCAGAAATAGCAACTCTAACCACTACTATCTCAGAAAAAGAAGCAGAACTCTCTTCTAAAGTCGAATCGATCACAAAGTTAGGTGAAACCATCACATCAAAAGAAGCTGAAATTGCTGAACTAACTCCATTTAAAGAAAAAGTAGAAGCATCTGAATTAGCAGAAAAAGAAGCAGAACTTGCTCAAAAGAAAGAAGATTTAAAAGCTTTGGCTACTAAGGGTGGATTCTTGTCAGAAGAAGATATTCTAACACCTGAAATTGCTGAAATGATTGAATCACTTAATGAAGATGGGATTAAGATTCTTAAGGCAGATAGGGTTCTTGCTAAACTTGAAATCAGTGAAGCAGAAAAAGTTGCTCAAGAATTAGCATTAGCTGAAAAAGCAAAAGAATCAACTGAAAAAGAAGTAGAAGTTGCAGAAGTAAAAACCCAAACTCCAAAAACTAATATTAATACTTCAACAAAAGATGATATCACAAGTCCATTATCCATCATGGATAAGTTCCTAAATAAGTAAAAATAATCTAATCAAAGTAATAATCCAAATAAACTAATTAATTCAAAATTAAAGGAGGAAATTAAAAATGTTAAGAGTATTACAAGCTAATTCTGGTAAAATTATTGATTCCCAATATAAAGCAAAGGTTGCACTAAAAAGAGGTCAATTTGTTAATAAAAAATACGATACAAAAGAGGTTATTCTTCCTATAACAGCAGGATTAACGGAAATTTACTTAGTAGATCGTGGATTGATTGCAGAAACTGCCGCTACAGCAGGTGGACAAATTCAAACGGATTATGATAGTGCGCTTGAAAATATCTCCATTAATGAATTTGTTAATTTAATCCCTTTGGCAACAGGTGAGAGATATGCAGTTGATGCTTATGCTGGAGCAGACGCTGATTTAGCAGTTGGTAAATATCTCGTAGTTTCAGTAGCATTAGATTCAACATTAGGACAGTTAGTTCCTAGTCCAACCAATACAAAAAGTAACTTTATCTCTCTTGGATATTATACTGACGTTCTAAACAAACTATTGGCTTTCGAATTCGTACAATAATAATTAATTAAAAGGAGGAATTGTAAAAATGTTAAATATTGAAGTTGCAGAATTAATGGAAACAGAAGGGAAACTCATGGAGTTTTCCCAAAAAGTAAAACATAAT